GCACGGTTGAACTGGAAGGAGAGCAGTGCCGAGGCCTGATAGCGGGTCAGCCCGAAATCGTGCCGGTAGTTGGCCGGCAACCAGGCGAGCTGCCGGTCTGTCGGCGGTTGCGACAACCAGCGCTGGGTCTTGTGGGCGCTCTCGTCGGTTTCGTGCTCGTTCAGCCAGTCGTCAGCAGCGGCGAGGCCGACCATGCGCTCGCCGATGGCCAGCAGGCGCGGGGCGATCCCTTTCGCGGCGCCTACGCCATACCAGCGACCGTTGAGGAAGAAGACGCCGGCCCATGCGGAGAACCCGTTGGCCATCAGTGCGGCATCGTCACCGAACAGGTCGCACCAGCGGAAGCTGGAGCGTTTCAACAGGTCGATTTCCGACATCACGAAATCGCCGAGCGGAATGTCGCCGCCGCCGTCGATGCTCTCGAAGATGAAGCCGCAAAGCGGGCATTCATGGCAACCGAGCGGAATATCAGCCTCGCATTGCGGGCAGGTCCTGGTCGGTGCATCGCCGGACGCCTCGTGTCCGGCAAGGTCGACCTCCTGCTCGAGCGAGCCGTGCATCAGGCTGGAGGTGCCGAAGTCCAGCACCACGCAGTCGGTCTTGACGATACCGGGGTGCTCGTTCGGATCGACGGTGCGCAAGCCCCGCCCGACCATCTGGATCATGGTCGACTTGTAGGAGGACGGGCGCAGCAGCACGACGCAGGAGGTTGGCGGGTGGTCCCAGCCTTCGGTCAGCACGGCGACATTGACGACGACCTGAATGTCACCGGCGGCATAGGCGGAAAGCGCCGTCTTGCGCTCAGCGTCGCCCATCTCGCCATGAACGAGAGCCGCGGCAATGCCGGCGGCGTTGAACGCGTCGGTCACGCCGCGTGCGTGGTCGACGGTCGAGCAGAACACCACGGTCTGCCGATCGGCGGCCTTCTCCCGCCAGTTCCGGATGACGGCATCGGTGACCGGCGTGCGGTTCATGATGCGCTCGACTTCGCTCATGTCGAAATCGCTGGCAGTCTTCCTGACCCTGGCAAGCTCATCCCTGACGCCGACATCGATGACGAAGGTACGCGGTGGCACCAGATGGCCGGAGCGGATCAGCTCGCCGATGCGGATCTGGTCTGACACATTGGAGAAGACCTCGCGCAGCCCCTTGCTGTCCCCGCGATTGGGCGTGGCGGTAACGCCGAAGACGCGGCAGGAGGGATTGCGCTTCAGCGCCTGGTCGATGATGCGGCGATAGCTGTCGGCCGTCACATGATGCGCCTCATCGATGACCAGCAGATCGAGCGCCGGCATGGCGTTGAGGTTGGTGCTGCGCGACAGCGTCGGGACCATGGCGAAAGTGACCCGGCCACCCCAGGACTTGCCGCTGGCGTCGACGACCGAGGTGGTGATCGCAGGATTGACCCGGGCGAACTTCTCGCGGTTCTGAGCGGTCAGCTCGTCGCGATGGGCAAGCACCGCCGCCCTGGCACCGCTATCGCCGATCATCTTACCGGCGACGGCGGACAACATGATGGTCTTGCCGGCCCCGGTCGGAGCCACGCCCAGCGTGTTGGCGTGGGTGTCGAGCGCGGCGACACAGCGCTCGACAAAGAGTTTCTGGCGAGGACGAAGCAGCATGGTCGGCCCCTCGCGCTATTGTGCCCAGGAGGGGCGCGACGACGGTGTTGCGCCATGCTGCCTGGCCGCGGCATAGGCATTGCCCTGCGCAGCGTTGGCCTGCGGCGTCGCCGTGACCATCCCCATGATGGCGGCGTAGTCCTTGTGGCTGGCGGTGACGGCGGAACGGACCTCGTTCTTGTCGTCGCCATTGGTGTCGGTACTGACGTCGATACGGGCGACGAACTCCAGCCCGTCGAGATCGGCAAAGCCGGAGATGCGGCGCGCAGCCTGGGCCGCTTCGCTCTGATCCTTGTCGGAAAGGCCGCGGGCCGAATTGAGCATGCCGCGGATCAGGCCGCGCCCCATATTGGCCCATTCCGGACCCTTGGGGCTGTAGAGCCCGATCAGGGTGAAGATCTTGCGGCGTGCATATTGGCCCTCGAGCACCGTAAACTCACCATTGAGATAGACCGCGCCGGTCGAGCCGCGCGTGGCGTAGCCGCCGGTCCAGCCCTGCGAAGGATCGTCGAAGCCGCCGGGGCGAATGCTCAGCCGCACCTTGGCGAGCGTGCCCTTGGGGATGAGGTTGGTGTTGGTCTGCGCGTCGTTGAAATCGTTCCATGCCGACATGGGTCAGGCTCCTTGTTCCTGGATTGGGGTGGAGGATGTTTGGGTGGAGGCAGTCGAGACGGCCGCGAAAGTCTGGCGCGCCACGTTGCGGATCTTGTTCATCAGCTGCCCGAGATCGGGCTGCTCGACCATATCGAGCCGGCCGGAGCGGTCCTTGGCCGGAAAGCCGAAGGGATTGAGCGTCTGACAGACGAAGGCGCGATAGGGTGCGCCGTCCTCGTCCTTCAGCTCGACCATGCTGATGACTTCATCGACGATGCCGGGCAGTTCGAGGCCGGTCTTCGAGCCGTCGATCTGCGGGACGAACAGCTTGCGATTGAAGTCGTCGAGCTTCTCGTCGAGGATGCCGACGAACCAGATATTCTTCGAGCGCGTGTGCTGCAGGTGGGTCAGCCAGGCGATCATCTCGCGGCCATGCAGGCCATAGGCGCCGCGAATGTCGGGCTTGCCGGTCTTGTCGGAAAACGCTTCCGGCTGGCCCTTGGCCCACTGGAAGCAGAGCCGCCCGGCAACCGTGATGGAGTCGATGAAGACCGTCCGGTAGCGGTCGAGCTGGCCCGGATCGCCGAGCCTTGCGATGACGGCATCGAATTGCGCCTGGCTATAGGGTTGGTCGTCGCGCAGCGCCGGGTTGGGGCCACCGATGAACACCGCGAAATCGCGGCACTCATCCCAGGTCTTGGGACGGATGGTGTCGCCGGCCCAACCCTCGATGGCGAGATCGCCCGCTTCAAGGTCCATGAACAGCGTGGTGGCCGGGTCGAGCGTCCACAGCAGCGAGGTCTTGCCGATGCCGGACTTGCCGAAGATGCAGCCCTTGATGCTGCGCGGCGCTGCCAGACGCTGATCGGCCGAGATGATGGGGAGTGCGGCCGTCATTGCGCACCCCCGTTCAGCTCGAGCTTTACCTTGAGCGCGCCGGTCCTGACGGTACGGGCGGGCTCGAAGGTCTGGCGGATCGACTCGGGCCAGGCGGCGTATTTGCGTTCCGGTACCTTGAAGCTGACATCGACATATTCGGCAGGATCGTCACCGGCGGCGCTGATGCGCTCCACCAGACCGGCAAGAGCGGCCTGGTCCCAATCGACGCGCTTGGGCAGGTCGGCGATCACGGTAACCGCGCCGTCGTCGAAGCGAACGGTTCCGGTGTCCTTGCTCGCCTCCATGCGCGCCATCACGGCACGGTCGGTGTATTTGAGCGCGATGGCGCCTTCGAGCCAGTCGCTGATTGCCTTCGCGCTGCGGACGTTCGCGTCGGTCGCCTCCTGCAGGAGGGCGAGCTGTTCGGCCGGCAGGGCGACGATCTCTCCGATCTGCATCCTGCGCAGATCATCGAGGGTGATGTGGTTGGAGATCGTCATCACCGCCCCCTCATGCCGTAGCCTGGTGGCGGTGGCCGGCGGTGCTCTGGCGGATCTGCTCGGCCTCGTAGGCTTCGACATCCTCGAGGCGATAGACGACGCGGCCGCCGAGCTTGACGAATTGCGGGCCTTCACCCGTCCAGCGCCAGCGTTCCAGCGTGCGATGCGAAATGTTCCAGCGAGCAGCCAGCTCGATCTGAGAGAGGTGTCTGGTAGCCATCTCGTTCTCCTTGGGTCCTTGAGAAAACCTGCGGAGAGGATGGAGGAGGATCAGAACGGTGTCGTCGGGATGGAAAGTGGATCGTCAGGGGATCAGAATCACCGTTTCTTGCGCATGAAGGGGGATGGACAAGGGGATGGCAGGGGGATGCGCCGGCATGGAAATACGAAAAAGCCCGGCGGAACCGGGCGTGAGGGAGGGGGATCAGAAGAACCGGATATTGAGCCGGTAACGGCCGCGCCGGTCGGACTGGATCAATTTGCGCCATTCCGGTTGTGTCTTGAACAGGTCCGACAGGCG